CTCTAAATGTTTTTTCTGTTCATCATTCAAAAAATAATCGGCGGATAAATCATTGTAATCTCTAACATACCTACCATAATTCCCTGAAGTAAGTAAGTCATCTAGGTGTTGTAATAGGGTTTTTTCTTCTTTATTTTGTGTAGTCATTAGCCTAATATTATCCTTCGTAAAGCTCTCTTATCCAACCCTGAACCAAACTCGTCAGTTTTTTTAGCTGAAAATGTGGGAATTTTTCGTTCTTCAGCACCCCCATACTTATAACGATTTACATCTACATGGGGTGGGTTTACTCCTACATGGTAAGCATTTTTGTCCTTATAATATTCTGTAAGGGGTAGCGATTGACTCCCATCAGAGAATTTATAAACACTATCATGTTTACGAGCATAAGAAGCAAAACTCCCTGAAAGTACCGTCCTTCGGTTTTCTTTCATATTTTTCACATCTAGTAACTCCCCACATATATCTCTTGACGCTTTAGCTATTTTTGCCTTGCCTTCAGCGGTTTTCGCTTCTTGGCTTGACATCTTAAGATCATGTTGAGCAAATTTTAATAGCCATACGCTAAATTGTTCTATCCCATGCCCGGAATACCCTACATTTTTTTGCCACCCTTCCCCGCCTTCATCTTTGTCCCCCGGATACCGTTCCGAATCTACACGCTGCGCTATAATCTCTGTAGGATACTCAATAAAAAATTGATTATTATTCTGTTGGAGTAGGCTAAAATATTGATCATTAGCTACATCATTTATGTCCTCAGCTTCATAAGGTATATTTGGTATAAACTTAGCTCTAATAGTAGATGATACATGACCTAGATAATTCTTAGGCCATATACAATTTTCGGCAAGAAAATTTCGCTCTTCATCTGTTGTCCCACTATGTATTAACTCGTGCGTTACTGTTCCACGAAACGCCTCAATTGCGGTGGGGGACATAGTATACTTTACCCCTTTACCCCGGTTTTCCATACCCATTCCACGAGTTAATATAGACTCAAACATTAAGATTCCGTTTTTCACTCCCGCTTCGTCCCTTATATTTACACCCTGCAAAGAGTTTGCGTTCTCTGAATAAATTTGCTTTACATTGGCTAGGGCTGCGGGGGAAGCTTTACGTATAAATCCGTTCCAACCGCCCCCATCCCCTAATACATTAGTTTCCCTCGCCAGTAGTTTTCTATCTGTGGTATTAAATAACTCATTGCTTTGCTGCATTACCAGTCTTTCAACTTTCGGTAGAATGTATCGTATGTGAGAGTCCTGTATTGATAGTATTTGAACGTTCGGTTTAGTCGGGCGATGATTTTCCCCGCCATGGTAGTCCATTTTGCCCTGTAAACTATGAATTAGAGCCGTTAGATAATTATCTTGCAATTCATTGAACTGCTCCCTACCCTCTTCTATTTGCTTTGTTTCCGAATACGGGTTACCTTTGTCACTTCTCAATAACCCTCTATATGCTTCTGTTACTTTCTTATTTGCTTTATCCAAGTCTTCCTCAAGTTTTGGGTTATCGTCTAAAACCTTCTCTCGTTCCCTTTGGAACGCCGCCCTTGAAGCGGGGGTATCTGTTCCCATTGCAAATTTTTTATTCACTTCGGACTTAGTACGTCTAAATATGTCTACTAGTACATCATCTGCAAGCCTTTCTATACGTCGAATGTTATCCCACGAATTGACACCGAAGATAACATTAAGCTCAGGATTAGCCTTCACCATTTCATTAACGCCTTGTTCTAATTTATCGAACGCTTCATCAACTATCTCAGCAAATTCATCTTTATGTTCAGTTGAACTTAGTTGCGAGTAGTCATAAAAATATCCTACCTCAGGCCCCGTGTATACTTTTACCTTTTCCCCGTTTACTTCTGGAGCATCTTCTGGGTCTTTAATATATTTACGAGTTTTAATTTGTTTTCCATCGTAATCATCCTCCTCACTACCTTGCCCCCCAAGACCCTTAAGGCCCTCAACAGGTTTTATTGGTGTTACCCCACCTTCTGGGGTGACTTGGAAAGGAGGTGCTTTTGATAGAATTACAAAATCTAGTAACTTAGAAAGAGGAGTATCAACTAATTTATAATTAGAAGGGCGTGTACGCATTACTCGTCCTCGTTGTCGTCATCTACATCATCATTAGGGTCTTTACGTTGGTTAGACCCTGACGGATCATAACTTACTGTTGGGTTGGTTGGGGATTGATTCGGGAAAGGAACTATAAATGTTGCTTTCTTTATCTCACCTAAACCATTAGAAGATAAGTCCGCTACATAGTCTACACCCTTTTCAATGAACCACATTTGAGAACCGTCAGGAGAAACTTCTCTAATAGTAGGAGCGGTAAAGCCTTGGTCATTTAAAGATTGTACCCATGTTTTACTTAGGTCTAAACCCCATGCCCTATTTTCTGCTTTTTCTTTTCGTTTATCTGCCCACTCATCTATATCACGTTCTTCGTTAGGGGCTTTGTCATGCCAGTCTGGTGTGCGTCCGCCAGTACGTCCTTTGAATTTACGTTCGGAAGCAGGTATAGATTTCTCCATAGCTTGGATATCCTCACCACCTCCCTCTTCACTACCACCCTGTTCTTCAGTTTGTGACGCTTGTTGCTCTGCTTGTTGCATTTGCTGTTCAAGTTGTAGTTCCTGACCTTGTGCTTGCATTTGGACAGTCTTAGCCATCTCTCCAGTAACAACAAATTCGGCATCTTCTAAACCAATATTGTCTTCTTTTAGTTTTATTTCAAATCCCATTTGAGCTAATTGGTTAGCAATCCCTACTCTCTGTTGTGCAAAGCTAATACGTGTAGCTTCTGCCTTTTCTTCAGGAGTTGGTAAGAGTAATTCAAAGTCTGTTATCCCAAAAGCTTTAAGAATCTTAGGGAATACCTTTTCATGGAATAACCGTTGGTCAGATTCAACCACACGGCTCATAACAACTAGTTGCTGTGTCTGCGTAGATAGTCCACCAAAAGCTTCTGGTGCGCCCTGCCACGCAGGAGTCACGCCCCATACTGCACCGACACGCTCACGAATCTCTTCCTTGACTGGGAGGTAATCCATCTCTTGTAACGTATGGAACAATCTTACAAGGTCTACTCTACCACGTTGGTTTCTACTAGAAACCGCAACCATAGGAATATAGTTCGGGTCTAGTCTTGTTTGAGCGGCGATATGTTCACGTTCTTTACGTAAACTTTCTGCGTCGTCTGTAGTAACCATAAGCATAGATGCTGGCATCTTACGCTCAAAGAAGTACCGATAAAGGTTTTTATCCATACCAATCAACGTAAGGCACTTCTCAAAGACTGTTAGAATAGGTGACCATCCGTAGGTTTCTGATGGTGAGAATTTAGAAACATGAATAATTTCGGTATCCCGAAGGTAAATATGTTGGTTACGATGGTAGTATTTATACATTGCAGGGACACGATCATACCCCTTCTTAGATTTCCCCGGCACTTCTTCAACATCACTTCTGTCAAGTGGGCAAACCCAGTGAGCATTTTTAGGGAGACCTGCTTGATCAAGGTCGAATTCTACAAGTGCTGGATTCAACCGCCGAATTTCTTTTACCTTTGATCTAATTTTCCCACCATCATCATGGTACTCTTTCATTAGATACAGAAATCCATCATCGACTGTATTGATATCATTGTGGAATTGTCGTAGAACAGCCTCTAAACTCTGGTCAAAAATGTTAGCATCGGTTAGAAACTTATTAAAATATTCTAGTTGACCCCGATCTGCTTTCTCGTCTTTAGGATGTATTTCCATACCACGGCGAAATACCTCACCAGTTATATGCCCTAAAGCAGTACGAATCTCAGCAACAGAATATGAAATAGTCTGTAAGTCCTGAACAAGCTGCTGCCTGTACGCCATCTGGTGGCGAACCCAAGTATTAACAATGTGGTCAAGGCCTATGGACGGAGCAGAACCCTTATCGCCCTGCTGCTTCATCAATTGAATGAAGTTTAAACCCTCATTCATATCCATCATTTGCTGTGCCATTCCGGGCATTTCTGGCATATATTCAGATAATTTCATAAGTTAATCCTTGGGTAATTCGTTTAAATTACTAGAAGCTATAGTATCCATAGCAGCTAATTTTATAACCGCATCCATAGCTTTTTCTTTTATAAAGTAATCCTGCGACCTATTACTATGTACTCGTAACTGTGCCAATTCATCAGCCTGTTCAGATACCTTTAGTTCCAGCGACCTTACCTTTTCTTGTGCTGTATTGTAGTCTGTAAGTACTTGATCTATTTCCTCACTTGAACGTCCATTATTTTCAGATACATTATCTAAAATACCTATGCGACCCGCTTCTTTTATTAATGCAATAAACGATCCTTCTTTTAGAATAATCACCGCTTCATTAGAATCATCAATATCATCTTCAGGGTTAATTGTTTTTAGAGCATCGTGCCACGTATCCAAAATACGCCACGTTCCTGCCTCGTCCCGATTTGCAATGTATTGTTCGTCTCGTTCTCTAAGAATATTACCTAAAGTCATAATTACTCTCCTACTTACCTAAACTATTATACTATATAAACTAAAATTTACGCTATGTGGCACTTACTCCAACCACAAGATTTACACGTTATGCACCCACTTTCCTCAATTAAAAAAGCGTTATCACAGCACGTTTCTTCTAACTCGTTGTACGTTGCCTCA